CGCCCTGCGGCATGAGCAAGTCAGCCGTGGCGAAGGCAATCGCATCGCGGTGGTACACGAGGTTCTGCGGGTACTGCGTCGAGGCAGAGCCGAGGAACGTCACAGCCTTACCAGCAACCGGGAACGAGTCCACCGTGGCAAGCGCATGGCTTGAGGTGTAGATCGCCGGGCTGACGTTGACCGTGTACGCACCAGACACAGCCGTCGCATCAGCGGTCGCCACAAACTGCTGCAGCGAGCCAGTGGACTCGCGGGTCTGCGGGTTGACCGCATAGCAGTCAGCAACCGTGAACACGTCACCCTTCTTGATCGTCTGGCTGCCAGTGCCGGTAATGGCAATGCTGGTCGCGCCCTGAGTCGAAACCGTCGTGGTGACAGTATGCGAACCCGTGCGGGTGCCAGTCGTGAACTGCTTGATCGACTGCGACATATTCAACTCGTTAAAGCCGAGGATGCCTTCGCCGAACATACCGTTCTTGAACTGCGACGAGATGGTGCTGACCGGGTTAAAGAGACCCTTCATGCCCTCGATGAGCGCGGCGTTAGCAGCCGGGTTCACGGTGACATAACGCGGCGACATTACCGCAGCGGCCTCGTTCAGCTTCTGGTTAGCAGCAAGCAGAACCGAGGTCGTGGACGGCGTGGTGCCGGGGGTACCGACCGACTGGAAGATGCCCTGGAACGAGTTGGCAACGTCCGCGTCGATGGAGGCCGCAAGCTGCGAAATACGCGGCTTGAGAACACGCTCGGCGAAGTCGTCCAACTGCATGGTCATTTCGGCAGTCGTGAAGTTCACACCGATGTGCTTCTGCGAAGCGACGGTCAGCGTGGTGAACTGCTCGTTGTCGTCCTGCACCTGCAGGGCGGCGCCGTCGGTCACAAGGGCGCGGTCCGGCAGACGGATACGCAGGGTGGTGCCAATCTTGGCGCCCTGCACAGCGAAAGAATCGTCGTACTGACGATTGACGTTACGGGTGATGACGAGGCTGTTCTCAAGGATTTCGAGAGCCTTCCTCGTGATCATGTCGATTGTGAGAATATTATTAGCCACGAAAATTACTCCAAAATAGTGTTAACGACGGTGCTGCGCTTCCCACTGCTTGATCTGGCGACGGCGTTCGGCTTCGATCCATTCCGACGTACTCATGCTCGATATAGAGCGTGGGTCAGTCGTTTCGTAGCCGCCACCGCTAGACCCTTTAGCCGTCACCGGCTTGATGGGAGGCGGAGCGTTGGTTGACTTCTTGACCGGCGGATTGTCCACAAGTTTGGCCTCAATTTTGCCGATCTCTTTGGCTTGCAAATACGGCGATAAGCGGGAAATACGATCAGCCTCGCGGGGGTTGGAACCGAGGTAGTACGCTACGTCAGGGCCAACATCCGATGCCTGTATCGTCTGTGCCATCACGGTTGTAATCGGCAGGTTCTGGTTGTACGCGACTTGCTCGAAGTCATCGTACTTTTCCCGTGCTGCCTCTTCGCGCTCGTGATAGGCACTCAAAAGCTCGTACTGCTGGCGCTCGGCTTCGCGCTTGGCAAGGAGTTCCTCCGCCTTACGGGTCGCTAGGGCTTCCGCGTAAGCATCGGGGTCTGATTCCTTGTCAGGCAACTCTGCCGGTGCGGCGGCTTTATCGACCGTCTGCGCCTTCAGTGTCTGCTCTCGTTCCCACTTGCGACGTTCCTTCGCAAGCCTCTTGCCCACTACCGCGTCCAGTTCTTCTTGAGAAAAGGTCTTGTTAGCGGGCTTTTCCTCCGGCGTTGGGGCTTCTTCAGCCTTAACTTCGGGTTCCGGGGTCGCCGTGACTTCCGGTTCCGGCGCGGCCTCTGCCGCTACAACTTCAGGGAGTTGGTTTTCGTCGCTCATATCATTCCTTACGGAGCCTGGTCAATCGGGCCAGTACGGTTAAAACAATATACCACGCGTTGTTATTACGCAACATTCGCCCACGGCAGCGCAGGGCTGGCAGAGGCGGAAAGGGCGCGTTCAAGATCGTCTTGGACTTTGGCTTCGACTACTGACTTTTCCAGTCCGTCGCCAAAGCAAAATCCCAAAACGGCCTCTTCGGTCAGTTTGTCGTAAGGAATAAATGTCCCCGACGGGGCGCCAAGGGCGGTGGCTCCCGGCCACACTGCCATTTTGTCGCCGTCTACGGCTTTGCAAACCCACCGAACCATTGTGATGGCATTCAAATGCCCGCCCACTTTAGCCGTGTCCACGCTAACAATGTTCCAGTTAATCATGTCGCACCTTTAAGTCAGCGCAGCGGTTGAAAGCCAGCCAGTACCGCCTTTGTAGACATAAATCTTGTTGTTGGTACTGTCAAAATACATTGGCACATTGCCAGTCACCAAATCTGCCGGGGTTCCGGTCGGGGGGCCAGCAGCCGAAGGAATGTTGGGAAACCCCTCAGTCATTGTGGTCGTGCCGGCAGGAAACGTCAGATTCTTGTTAATCAATACTCGACCTGCCGCGCTAACTTCTACGCGGGTAGTATTGTTAGTTAACAACGCCCATGGGTTATTAGAAGTTGTCCCATCAAACGCGTATGAACCCGCGCAATACCCGGCAATTTGAGTAACTGTGCCATCCGTAGCAATCGCTTGCGGGCCGCCGGTAACGCTTTTGAACGAAGCGGCAGGCACTGCGCCAGTATCTACCGTTAGGGCATAAGTTACCGGATTTGCGCCGATGCCAAGATTCGGGATGTTGTTGTTAAGCGCAATCGGATTGTTGTTAAAGTTAATGTCTGACAGGAATTGATTGGTTCCTGCAATTAACGTGTTGCCAATAAATCGATTGGTAGCGCGGTCAAACGAATGCCCTGCATCGCGAATCGCTTGTTGAGTAAACGTGCCATTGGGAGAAAGGAACGAGTTGCTCAAAACATCAACGTACTGCGACCAGCCTCGCTCCAGATATACGTCATCAACGGTTCCCGCAAACGACGCGTCTGCCAAAAAGTCAAACGTCGTGTTGCCAGAAACGGCAGTAATGTATTCGGTGTACGTTCCCGATGCGCTGCGTGCCGTGCCGGTAACTGTGCTGCCGCCCGTTAAGCGCGGCGTAATGGTTCCCGCGCTTCGAGTAATGGTGTAGCGAAGTTTGTAAGTAACGCCTGCAACAAGGCCGCCACCGCCGCCCACCGTTTGCGAAAGCGAAGATGCCGTGCCTGCGCTCTTGGTCGCAACGCCTGCGCCGATGCTCCAGCCAGTGCCGGTCGTCCAGCTTGCGCCGCTGGAGAACGTATTGTTCGCCAGCATTTCTCCGCCGCTGAATTCAATTCCGCCGCGAGCCGCTCCCGAAACGGCGCCGCAATCAATGAAGGTATTTCCTTCAATGGTCAGTCGGCTACCGCCATAAATCGATACTGCATAATCGCCCGCGCCATTCACGTTGCGAAATGCGTTGTTAGTCAACGCAAGATCAAAAACGGCAGTGTTTGGGAAACCGATCAACGATACCGAGCCGCCAACAAAGTCGTTGCCGGAAATGATGGCGTCGTTGATGTTCCAAACTACAAAACAACGTCCAGGCCCAATGTTTGGAAACTTGACGTAGTTGTTAAGGATGCGAACGCCTAGGTTATGCGTAGCCTCCGTAATAGGAGGAACTGGCGGCGAAGCAAACGGGTTGCCGAACTCAAAAAAGATGCCGTAGGTGTTGTCGTTCGGCGCGTTCGGAGTATCAATGTAGTTGCCTTCAACCAAAAATCCGTTCGGCGGTGTTGTCCACGTTTGAATCGGCAACAAGATCGTAATTGCCGCAACGCTGCCACGGCAGTCGTAAATGCGGTTGTTACGGATGCTAATGTTTTGAACAACATGAAAGTTGTTATCGTCCGGCTCAATGTCGATAGCGCCAGGCATCGTGCTGCGGGTGCAGCGCGTAAAATAATTGTTCTCAATCGCAACGCCGTTGCCGTCAATGACGCTTATGCCATTACGGTTGTCGTTGTTTACGCCATCGATGTAACAGTTGCTAATCGTGACATCGACGTTGTGGCGCTCCTGCAGGGCCACATTGCCGCTGCCAATGATGATGCCGTCGCCTCGAAAGCCAACAATCTCACAACTGTCGATGAGGCAGTTACGCACGCCGTGCATAGCAATTAGATGCACAAATTCGCTGAATCCATCCGTCGATACGGTGCCAAGAACCTTGAGGTTTTGGATGACGATATTTTCAACGTAAGCCGCGTTGGAACCGGAGTTGGCGTACAACGCGCCTTGGCTAGTTGCCGTGCCGGTATACAAAATGACCGACGAGGCGCCTTCACCAAACACCATGTTGTTGCTTTTCAGCGTGACGGGGGTTGTGACCTTGTAGGTGCCGCTTGGAAAGAATACCCCGTTAGCAGCGGTACACGCAGCCTGGATCGCAGCGGTATCGTCTGTAACGCCGTCGCCCGTCGCGCCATACGCCTTGACGTTGACGGTCGGACCAAGCGAATTAACGGTCGCCTTTTTCGTGATGTTGCCCTGAACAATAGGCGTAAGTTCTGCGCCAGTCAGCGGCAGACTTGCTGCGGGCAACCCACTGATTTTAACAACGGCCATAATTAGACCCCTGATTCAACCCATGCCTGTGTGGCTTCGTCCCAAGCATACATCTTTCCGTCGGTCGGCATCGGCGCCGGAGCTTGCCAGTTGCAGTCGGCATCGAGCGACCACGACGGATACGGCTGCGGCGGAATAAACGCATCGAGGCCCGCATCGTAGGTATAGCCGATCCCGGCGTAGTGCTTGCGGATATTGCCGTTGTAGCTCGTCTGCTTCCAGTTACCGCCGAGCAGCCGCTGGCAGAACGCTACGCCGATGGCCTCGCTCTCGTTGCCGTCAACGTCAGCCGTGTCCTTGTTGGCAACAACGATCACGCGCTGCACCACACCGTTAGCATCAATCTCTGCAAAGTGCGCCATATCAATTCTCCAAATGCAAAGCGGTGAGACTTTCTTCCTCACCAACGTATCCGACCGGGAAAGTGTTAAACGACAGCGAGACCCGCTCCTGCTGCACGGATTCCACCATGTGCGTGAGGTGCGAGGGGAAAATCATTAGGTCGCCCGCACCGACCTCAAACCACCACGACTCTGAGTTGTGCAGGTTCCAGTTGTTCGTCGGCAGTTTGATCTGCTGGTAGCCGTCGCGGTAGAAGTAAATCTTGTCGCGCTCCCGTGCGGCCTTCATGTAAAGGACGCCCGAGATAAACGAGTTAGGGTGCGCGTGTTTGTGGTGCCACTCGCCGGGCTTGCAGTAGTTAAGCCACGACTGCGTGATGCGTAGGCCAACCTCGTTCTTTGGCGCGTAGATCGAGCGCAGGTACTCGCCCACGCTTGCCTCAACAAACGCCTTGAGGTTTGCCATCGTGTCATGGCGCAGCACATAGCGGTCATTGCTCGTTGTGTTGCCTTGGTTCTTGTGCGTCTCTTGCGAGTCCACAAAGGCGCTTTCCTCGGCGGTGTACTCACGACCGAGTTCAAACTTGGCAACCGCCGTCGGGAATATGGAATAGAGGTTCACGCGACCGCCTGTTCAATCTGGCTGACGTATTCCTCAAATGCCTTTGCCTGCTCGGGCAACAGAATCGTCGGCACCGCGTCCTCAAGTTCTTTGATCTTCTCAATCGTGAACATGATTTCGTCCCACGACGGTTTCGGTCGCGGGTCTTCCCAGCGCGTGATTTCGCGGTTGCTGATTTCCCACTTGGCACCGGGACGCAGCAAGTGCATTGCGGTATCTATGCCCATTAACTGATATGTCTTCATGTGAAGTTGACCTTAAGAATTACGATGCCGGAACCGCCAGCGCCGCCTGCGGTGCCAACAGTACTGTTTCTTCCGCCACCGCCACCGCCGCCGGTGTTAGCCGTGCCAGCCGAACCTGCGGCATCCGCAGATGCGCCGCCATTTCCCCCGCCACCGGCACCGCCTGTGCCAGCGGTCGCATTGTTATTGCTTCCACCGCCACCACCACCGGCATAAGTGACTGAGCTTCCGCTAATGCTTGATGCGGTGCCAGCGCCACCGTTACCGCCGCCATCTGTAGATGATGAAGCGTTAGAACCTACGGCAGAAGCTCCGCCGCCACCGCCAGCACCAAAATATGTAGCGTCTCCATTACCTCCATTACTGCCTTGTGAAGGGGAAGTGCTTGGAGTATTGCCTGTGCCGCCGGTATAAGCTCTTGATGCACCGCCGCCAGAACCGCCATTTCCAGCATTATTTGATCCACCGTCGCCGCCTTTGCCTCCGCCAGTAGAGGTGATGGTGCTGAATACGGAATTAGAGCCGTTTGTGGCTACTCCACCAGCAGTTCCGGCTGTGCCGCCTCCGCCAACCGTCACGGTGTAGTCAGTTCCAGCCGTTACGCTCAAACCTGTGCCGGTGCGAAACCCACCGGCTCCGCCAGCGCCAGCCCGTGAATACCCCGCACCACCACCCCCCGCCACAACGAGGTAGTCAACGCTGACCGCACCCGCAGGTGCAGTCCACTTCTGCGAGGACTTGAAGGTGAAGATCGTGGCAGAGCCGATGTTGTATTTCAGGATGACGATGCCGGAGCCGCCTGCAAAACCGTTTCCACCATTGCCACTATCATATCCACCGCCACCGCCGCCACCGCCTGTATTAGCGGTTCCTGCGCTACCACCTGCACCGGCATTGTTATATGAACCATGGCCGCCGCCTCCGGTTCCACCGGGGCCACCTACGCCATTTTCCATTCCACCGCCACCGCCACCCGCATAGGTAACGCTGCCACCAGAAATACTGGATGCCGTGCCGTCGCCGCCTTCAGATTTGCCGTCTGTATTTCCTACTTCAGCGGCGCCGCCACCGCCGCCGCCAGCGTTGATTCCACCGCCACCAAGATAACCGCTGCCGCCATTATTCCCTTGTGAGGGACTTACGCTTGGCGTGTTGCCTGCGCCACCTGCGCCAACGGTAGGATTTCCATGAGAGCCGCCTCCACCAGAACCGCCTGCACCGCCAGCCTCTTGGTTTGGGCCGGGAGAACCAGAAATATGCGATCCGCCACCACCGCCGCCGGTAGAAGTAATTGTTGAAAATATAGAGTCGGAACCAGCAGAACCACGAACCGCTAATGTAGATGAGCCGTTTCCACCACCACCAACGGTAATTGTGTAGTCCGTTCCAGCGGTAACGCTTAAACCTGTGCCAGTTCTAAAACCACCAGCACCGCCGCCACCGCCATCAAGTTTTCCACCACCCCCGCCTCCGGCGACGACAAGGTACTCAACCTCGGTGACGCCAGAGGGCGCAGTCCATGTGCCGCTCGAAGTAAACGTGGCTACGACAGACTGTACGGGTACGGTGTACTTAAGGATGACGATGCCGGAGCCGCCTGCGCCAGACGTTGCAGCCGCGTTAGGCGATGCTCCACCGCCACCACCGCCGCCACCCGTGTTTGCGGTTCCAGATGTTGCCGTTGTTGAACTGTTTGTCGTCCCGGCACCACCACCACCAGAGCCACCAGAACCTGCCGTTCCACCGTTGTAAGTTCCACCACCACCGCCACCAGCGTAAGTGACACTACTGCCAGAAATAGACGAGGCCGTGCCAGCGCCACCATTGCCGCCGGTCGTGGTCGTTCCCGCTGCGCCGACTGCTGACGCGCCGCCACCGCCTCCCGCGCTGTATTGCGGAGCGGTTGAACTTGCGCCACCCGCGCTGCCCTGCGAGGGCGATGTAGAGGGCGTATTACCAGCCCCGCCGGCGCCTGTGCTTGTTCCTGTTACGCCATCTGTTGAACCGCCACCGCCAGAGCCGCCACTACCTCCGGCAACGCCTGATAAGGGAGGACTTACAAGCGCATACGCCGAACCAAAACCACCGCCGTTGGAAGTAATGGTACTAAATACAGAATTGCTGCCCGCCGACCCCGGCCCACCGCCAGAGGGATTTGTGCCGCCAGCCGTACCCGCGCCACCTGCTCCGACCGTAATTGTGTAATCAGTCCCTGCGGTAACAGAAAATCCAGTTCCGGTTCTAAAGCCACCAGCGCCACCACCACCGCCGCGATGACTACCACCACCCCCACCACCCGCGACGACAAGGTATTCCACCTGCGTCACGCCCGTGGGCGCAGTCCAGTTACCGGATGCGGTGAAGATTTTGTATTCGGTAAAGCCCGCTGATACACGCGCAGCGAGCAGCAGACTCATAATGCCGCTCATGGCTTAACTCACGTTGCCGCTGATAACGCAGACCGTTCCCGAGATAAACAATATCGTTGCCACACCTCGCGTTGCCAGAGAGACGCTCGCCTTATCCGTATCCGTACCTGCGATATACGCGGTCGTAATCGTGCAGGTGATGGTGATAGCGCCCGTGGTGTTGTTGAAGATCGAGACCACATCGCCTTCGGCAAAGGTCGCATCGGGGATCGTGATGCTGCCGCCGGAGCCAACCTGCACATACTTGCCGACATCGCCCGTAGCAAGCGTGTAGCTGCCCGTCTTGGTGCCAACCGCAGGGATGTTGCGATAGCCGACCTTGTTCGTGCCGTCAGCGGTACAGCTATTAAGATTGCCCGAAGTCGGGGTGCCGAGTACCGGCGTCACCAGAGTGGGCGAGGTCGCAAACACGAGCGAACCGCTGCCGGTCTCGTCCGTCACCGCTGCCGCAAGGTTCGCGCTCGATGGCGTACCCAACCAGGTCGCCACACCCGTGCCGAGCGAGGTAATGCCAGTACCACCGTTGGCGACAGGCAAAGTACCCGTGACGTTTGAGGTCAGGTTGCAGTACGTCGTTGACGTAGAGCCGGTGCCGCCGTTGGCAATCGGCAGCGTTCCCGTGACCTGAGTCGTGAGGCTGACGCCCGTCAGAGCGCCGCCCAGTGTCAAGTTGCCGGAGGTCGTGACGGTGCCCGTCAGCGTGATGCCGTTGACCGTGCCCGTACCGCCGACCGAAGTGACGGTGCCGCTACCGCCTGTTGCCGCAATCGTAATCGTGCCGCTGCCGTTCGTAATACTGACGCCAGAGCCTGCGGTAAGGGTAGCTTTTGAAAGCGTGTTGCCCGTTGAGTTACCGATCAGAAGTTGGCCGTCGGTGTAGGTCGTTTGGCCTGTGCCGCCGTTAGCAACCGCTACGGTGCCCGATATGTCGGAGCCTGGCACCGTCGCACTTGCCGTCATGGCGCTCGTGCCGTTGCCTTTAACGTAACCCGTTAAGGTCGCTGCGCCCGTGCCGCCGTTAGCCACCGTTACCGGTGCGCCCAAATAGCCGACGATGTTGGCGACGGTCAATTTGTAGTTAGCGCCGCTACGGGCAATGACGGTTTCGTCAGTTCCTTGTGCCGGTGCGCCTGACGCTAATGCGCTTATCTTGGTATCAGCCATGATTTACTCCAATTCAATCTTGCTGCTGTCTTCGAGCAACACAAAGGAACTATCTTCTAACAACAGATAAAACGTACCGGGCGGCGGGGAGGGCGACTGAGCGGGGAACGCCACGCTCATAATCGACCCTAACCCGATAGCAATACCATTACGTTGATCTGTTCCGTTTGCCATCAGTTCTTGTTAATGGGTTTAGCGTAAACCGTACCACCCGTAGACACCTGAATCGCGCTCACGCGCCACGGGGCGCCCGTGCCTTCGGGCACGATAAACGGGATCGGGGTGTTAGCGGGGATCGGGGTATCAGAAGTCGTTGCCGTCACGCCTTCGCCGACGCGCACGTAGGCAGCGGTCGTAGACCACACGACGACGCCCTCGGGGCCGGGATTCCACGCGGTCGTGGAGCCAGCGGTGCCCGTGTAAGCGACGTTGTACGACGGGTATTCAACGAGCGGATTGAGAAGTTCCATGTTCATGCCTCACGCGAGGAATTTGAGCTTGTAAAGGGTCGAAAGATACAATCCCACGATCTCGTCGATAATGTTCTGGATTGCGGTGTCTTTCTCTTCGCAAACCTTGTAGCGGTTTGCCTCGACCTCATCAAGCGAGTCTTGCAAGAACTCGGTGATGTTGGTGTTCTTCTTGGCCGTCTGCAGGGTAATCGGGCCGATGAGGCCGTGTCTGCCCTGATAGGCTTCGGCAAAATCGTCGGCCAAACCCACGATGCCTTCGTAAAACTTCTGCAGCGCCTTGTGCTTGGCAAACGAGCGGGTGTTGAGATGTACGCTATGGGATACGTCCCGCGCTAGGAACAGATGACCTACGAAGTCTGCCGCCTTCATTGCAATTCTCCGCCCGGCACGGGCATTTCCTCGCCCATCATGGGCGTTTCACGTGGAACCATCGGCGCAACGAGGTCATTGCTTGACATCATGCCCGCAAGTGTGCCTGCGATAATGTCTTGAACTTGCTGTTCATTCAAGCCCGTCTCCACTGCCTTGATGCGATCTGTCTCGGCCTGATACGCCTTGACCTGCGCCTCAAACTCCTTGACCTGCACTTCGCGGGCTTCCATCGACTGCTGCACGTTTTGCAGCATCCCGAACATCTGCTCCATCTCAGCGCCCATCGCCTCAATTTGCTGCTGCGCCGCCTGTAGCGCAGGCGATTCGTCAGAGGCTTCCAAGAGCTTGGGATCAATGGTCTTGGCAAGACGCTCGGCAATTTCCTGTGCGCCCGGCCAGTCCATGTTCTTGACGAAGAGGTCTCCTGCCACCGCCCACAACTGCGGATTCGCCTGCAGAATCTCACCCATCGCCGCCATCGCTTCCTGCCGCTTCGTGTAGTACGAGGGGCCGGTCGTGACCGCAACGTCGTATTTACCGACGGACGGGTTGTAGATTTTCTCGATGACAATGCCTGCCTCGTCCACGATTTTGCGGACAGGCTCGGCTTGCGTCGGGTCGATCCGCACGGTGTCGGTCTTGCCGTCCATGCCGATGATCCGAGCGATGCGCTGCGTGTCGTAGATTTTAGGAATCAAGTCCACGAGTTGACGCGTGACGTAGCGAATGGCGCGAGCCAGGTTATCGA